TTTAATTAAATCATTTAAGAAATTTTGATCCTCTTTATTGTAGTTATACTTTGTATTACTACTAATCGAATCAATTTCCCTATTTAAAAAAATATTTGAAACTTTATCAAAATCATTGATTAAGATGTTTGGATAAATCGCGTCCATACCTGTTCTAAACATTGTAAGTGTCAAAGAACTAGGATTGGGGCTACTTTCTCCTATCTTATAAGTGAAACGGCATGTAACAGACCCTTTTCTATTTACACCAAAACTATTTTCAGAACTATAAATGATATTTACTGCTAATACCCTGAATCTAATTTTTTCCTCCAACTCATAGTCATCTATCTTACCATTACTAATTATTGTACTTCCGAAAGCATCATAAACTTCTTTTATTGAAGCATTCGTTCCATGTACGCTAACACTATTTAAGGTCATAGATGGCGAGACTAATGAATTTGATAAGTATTCTTTACAACTATCATATGCAAGATTTACAACATTTTTTTCTAAGTCAGTATTTACATCTACACAACCAATCAAATTTAAGCTCAAGAGAAAAGCAATTATCTTTATTTTCACGAATAATGTTCCCTAATTTCAAAATTTAGACTTACTTAGTGGTAAGTTATTTAATAGTAACTAATTAATTTCATTTTCTTTAGAAATTTTAAAAGTTTCCGATCAATTACAATTAAGAGTAAAGGCTTTTTTATAGAAGTTGACCACTGCCTCGTAATCTCTTAAGAGTGTTTTCTTATTATATTGGTCTGGAGAAAGCTTAAGTAGAGCTGGCATATAGTGGTTTTTGTAGACTTCAGGATATGTCTTACACAATATCTCTCGCTTCTCAACAATTGGTACATCTCGATTATTTAATGCATCAAGCATCTCCCCTATTTCTTGATTTGAAGTTAGATACTCCTCTTCAACTGAAGGAGGAAGTGGCTTTATTTCAAATTTTTTAGTGCAGCTAATTAAAACCACAATAAAAATAGAACACCCCAATGTATATAAAAGTTTAACTAACATGTTTCTAAAATCTTATAATTAATTGTTTGGATTATATATTTTTTAAAAATAAATTAAAAACGAAAACCACTTTAAGTGGTCTTCGTATTTATGATTATTTTTTTGAAGTTTGCTTTTTATGCGACTCGTCTAAAAACAAGTTGTCGATAGCAAAAATACAATCATTAAAGATGTCTCTTGCTACAGGCAATTCATAGTGCTCACAGTATGCAGAGATGGCCGAAATATCTAAAGAAAGCGGAATCCCTTGCTCATATCGCCTAGACCGTGAAATTACGTTATATGCAGAAAGAATCGCATTTGATGTATAAGAATACTCGGGTTTCTCAATGACCTTAGCAGCTTGAAGATTTAAGGCTTTTGCGATCGCTGTCTGCTTCGCGTTGTAGTCGCTCGCTTCTTCTTCTGAGTTGAACTTGCACCAGTTGTAGAGGGCTGTGACTTTCCCACCACTTCATTCCGGAATGCATCTGCTTCTTTCTGGATATCTTCAGCTTCTTGCTTTACGTATAGCCAAATTGAAATGCCTATGTCGCCCATGTTAAGAAGCTTCGTCGCATTTTCAGGTGAATACTCAGGTTCAGTTTCAACCACTTCACCGCCGTCAATCTTTTCTTCAAAGATGACCCCTTTCCAGTCTTCTATTAAGTGACATGCAGCAGCTTCGAGAAGCAATTCATGATAAAGCTTGTCATCTTTACCAGCCTTACTGACATCAAAACCTTTTGAGGTAATCTGGTTATTCGCACGCTCTAATGCCACTTGATATGGCTTATATCCAGATCCACGAATTTTAAACTCAGCCAGTACATTTCCTTCCGTGTCCGTATATTCTCGCCATTTACTGACAGTTTTGCTTGTTTGAATGGTTACTTTTAAAGCCATTTTCTACTCCAAAAAAAAGCAGCCATAAAGGCTGCCATCAGTAAAATTAAATTAAGGATTTGGGTTTGGTGCTGGAATACGGGTAATGATTGGCGATTCTTCAACTACCTTATATTCAAATGAAGCATTTAAAATGTCGCTGTTTCCACCACTTGGCAAAGTCGCAGTAATTTCTGCTTTAGGAATAACAATTTCATAAGAATTCCCTAAAGTATCAGTAATTGGGACTCTCAAAGAAATGGTTGCATTGGTGAATTGTTTTTCATACATGTCTGAAGTATTTCTTGACCATGCAGCAGTAAAAGAACCAGTACCAGCAGCAAGGGTCTCTAAAATAGCTCGGGCATTGATTCCTTCGCCTAAGCATTTCTGTAACTTCATTGTGTTATCCCATTTGAATGAGAATGCAGTCAAACAAGAGATGCCAGCTTGAGATACACCATCAATCAAAATTTCACCCACAGATACATTAGATAACTTAGGGTTATTATCTGCTGGGGTTACTGCTCCAGCTGGAGGCGCTGAAAAGTTAGTTCGACCTAAAGCCATTAGGCCAAAAGCCATCGTAATAAATCCAGCTTCAGGAACTTCAATACTGAATGTATTTACATGACAACCTCGGAACACATGGAAATCATTAACATCTTCAAAGCCGCGAAGTACTGAAAAAGTTTGACGAAGCGAACCACCAAAAGTAAGGACATTGGATGACCAGCTATTAAAGGCTGCCGCTGCCATTAAATCTTGCACAAGTTGGCTATATTTAGCCTCGCATTTTAATTCACCAGCATATTCAGCACCTGTAATCATTGATGAGCGAGCAATGCGCCCGCTAGTGATAGACTTTGACTCTTCTTTTGAAACTGTGGCGTCTAAGCCATTATCTGTAAATTCAAAAGTCGTCCGAGCAAACGGTGTCGGCGTTACACCCACCGTAGTTTCTCTTGCAATTTGTGTTATCTGACGTGCACCACTCGACATGGCTTTTACTCCTTATAGGCATAAAAAAACCACCTCGAAAGGTGGTTACAAAATTTGGAACATAAAAAAACCGCTCATTGGCGGTAATATCTTTAAAATTTAAAATCAATCATCTAGATCGACACTTACTCCAGTAACTACATTATGTTTAGATCCGCCAAGACTACTAACATCGGCTAAACGTATATTCACATCAGAAACACATAGTTTATTAGCTAATTGCCATTTATTCAGCTCTTCAGCCATTACACCTGCCAAGTGTCGTTCCAGTTCTTGCCGTTTAATTTCGATTTCTTCTTGAGTAAGCATGCAGGACATATCAATTCACCCTATAACCAATAGTCACATTATACTGAACAAAGTCAGCATCTTGACCGACAAAAATTGATTGACCATTCAAACATTCTAAATGTTCGACTGAGAAATATTCAAAATGTGCCAGCAATGCATCACTAAGTTCTGTTATTTCCCTGTCTCCAGTATTAGGACGGGCAAAACATTGAATTAAGATATTACCAGTACGGCGTGTACACGGCTTATCTCCTAGTCCAGCTATAAAACTTGGTCCTCCCGTAATGGTTAAACGACACCACACACCTTTTGTTGGTACCGTAAAACCTGGTGCATTTGGATACTGGATTCTATCTTGAGAAATCCCTGTAAAACTCATCATTCGGTCCACGATAGCTTGTCTAGCTTGCTCTAAAGTCATTGCCATTTTAGCCACCGTACTTTTGAGTAATATAAGTAAACGTTGTGCTATAAATGCCCTGCGGTGCTTGATCGGACCAACCGTTTTCTAAACGCTCAGCATATGGCTGGTTGTTTTGAATATAGATCAAACTCCCCAACTTAAACTTAACAGCTTGAATCGCGGCATCTTGCACGGCATTAGTAGAAGGCTCTCGCACACCGTAATCACCAGATCCAACAGAAACAATATGCGATGCCCGATAAGCTCCAGTATCAACAGGACTAGAAACAACAAGTGATTGCACTGTATCCATGGTGATTTTTTTTACATGCTCATCTGCCTGTTTTTCAACTTCAAAACTAAAGCTGCTCGGCCTTGCTCCCTTCCACCCCATGTTTTTTAACCTCACTAGCTTCGAACATTTCAAATAGGTCTTGAGCGATTGCCTGAATTGAATAAGCTTCAAATTCCACACTAGGCTCTCGCTCACCCATTCGCCGTTTAACTATTTGCCAGATATGAACAGCCTCATGCAGAAGCAATCCATAAACTTGAATTTGGTCTTTATCTGACGTATCACCAATTTGGACGATTGCATATGCGCCATCAGAAAAAGTGCTGACCTGTGCATCCGCTCCCATATCCAAAAATTGATCGGCTTTATCCATATCTTCAAATAACAAATCCATGTGAAGCTGATTTCTAGCAAGTGCATATTTGACATGTTGAAACGGTGAAATGTACCACTCAGGCACATAATCAGTATTAACCATTCTTACTCCTAATTTGCGCCCATAAAAAAACCTACATTTTATGTAGGTTTTTGGCCTTATATTAGATTACCAGCTAAATTTGGATTCGAATCGTGTCAGTAAGTATATCCAAATCCTCCAAATCTTTTGTAAGTTTATTAAAACCATCAATATATTGTCCTTCAAATTCATCAAATTTTTCTTGATATCTTTCTTTAAACTCCTTATCACTTTCGTTTATATATTCGAAATTATAATTGTCCGGATTGTTAATTTTAATTTTAGCTGAATACATATTTATTAAACATGCGGAACAAATTTCTATATCCCTTCCAATTTGATCAGCAAAGGAGCAGAAAGTAATTGTAGATTTATTTCTTTTTCTTAATCTATTTTTAATTAAATTTACTTGAAATATTTTTTCCCAAAGAGAGATAGTTAATCTGTCTTCAAGCCCCTTTTTATTTTCAGAAAAATTAAAACATATTTCACTTTGAATATCTGATATTTCATTTCTGATAAGCATTAAACGCTCGTAGAGTTCAATACCTCCTTTTTCAATTTCAACTTCAATATGTTGTTCTCGCCAATTACTAAATAATACAAAAGCAGCAACTGGCGCTAAAAAAGCAGCCGCAAGTGTTAAAGCATCTTTTAAAACTTCATATGCTTTTTTATGATTAAAAGGATAGTTTTGTATTGGATAATCACTTAATAAAAAATAACTAACAACCAAATACCAGAAAATTCCAGCAAAAGTCCAAAATCCAATTACTTTAAATTTTTCATTTAATGATTTTTTAGTCATATATCCCCCTATTTAGAAGGATATTAGACCAAGTAATCAAATCTTCCTCAACTGACATTTCCAAATAGTAGAGGCTGGATCCTGCTGGATATGAATAATGCGGAATGAGCCTAAGGCTGTAATCCACTCATCATCAATTTTTGGAGTCATGGATACTTCATTTTGAAGCACTGTAGCTTTCTTATCGGTGGCCAGTACTCCAAGTGTTTGGATCTCATATTGACTGTATGAACCGAACAGAACACCACGCCCTTCATAATGTTCAACAACTTCTTCTGAAGTATTTGTTTTAGGGTTCCAGTTGGAACTAACAACCCTGTCACATGTAAAGGTATGAACGGCGTCCGCTAAATCATCATTAAATGCTTCGGTAATATCTGCCTGAATTTCGTCACGTAAGCCCATATCATGCCCTGTAAAGTGGTATGCCAAAGCCATTAAAACTTGCATTTGGATCTTTCAAATCAAGTGAATCAATAAAATCAATTGCTATCTGTTCAAAGCTTGAAATTGCTTCAGATCCGTCTTGGTATTCTTTTTCTGACTCAACAGAATCAGCTTTAACTTTCTTACGCTTCAGCTGCTGATCTTTGCCGTTATAAATTACTTTGGCCAGAATGCCTTTGATAATTTCACATGCAGCATCTTTAAGAAGTGGATCAATTGGATCTGGTACAAAACCAATTCTGTTTTTCATCCATACATTAGCCAGCTTTACCAGACGAGCTTTATCACTGTCTGGTGCAAAATCGCTGCCCAAAATTGAATTTGCGTCATTTACAGTAATAAAGCTCATTGCATTATTCCTTTGGGATCAATTTAAGGAGTTCTGCTTTTGTTGCAGATGGCTTGTAGCCAATATTTTTACTAGCCAAATATTCTTTTAATTGATCATTTGACCAATTTTCAAAATCATTAGCCGCCGTTTCTGTTGCTGGATTTTCTGCCGCTTTTTCAGATTCCAATTCAGCAATACGCGCTTGCATTGCAGGAATATCGTTTTTAAAAGCTTCAAATTCAGTTTTTATACCGACCACTTGAGCTTCAGCATCTTTGAGAGCTTTATCTGCTAAGACTGCTGCATCTTTTAATCGTGAATTTTCAGATAACAACTCTGACTGGTTACCACCGGCCTGCTCTAAGATGGCAATTTTCTGCTTAAGCTGAGTGTTTTCTTCAACTACCTTTTCACATTCAGCTTTTGCATCATCCATCACAGCTTGAAGTTCAGGGGTAATTCCCACTGCGACATTTACTGTGGCCAAAGTCGTTTTTTGTGGCACTTCCAACTTACGAACTTCAACTGGAACTTCCAAAGATTCATAATCCTTTTGAATCTTTGGATAATTACCGTAAATAATTACCTCTTTTGCTTTCAAATTTGGGTTTTCATAATAGTCAGGGTTAGCAATAATGCCTGTCTCTAATGCAGCCGCTGCTGCAATGCGTGTATAGATAATCTTCATGACGCTTTTCTCTTAATAATAAAAAAGAGGGCTTATTAGCCCCCTTAGGTTTTAATTTTTAGGTTTTAACCAGTTGTCGCTGTACCCGATAAATCAAGTAAGGTACCTGCTGTCATTTTGTTGCTAGTAGCATGTTTTTTCCAGTTGGCACTTGAACCAAGTAAAGTAAGGTCAGGGTTTTCGCCTTTTGATGTATCCCAGCTATAACCAAGAATATCTAAGTTGAACGCGCCTTCAGCACGCATTCCAATGCCTAAGTTTTCTTCATCATTGATGTCATAAGCTCGGAAGCCAGGTACTTGTGATTCTGTAACAGTAACCGCACCCATTTGCAAACCAAATGCATCATCATCACCTACAGCATCTGTAACCAATACCGGCTTACCTAAGGTACCTGGTAAACCACCATAGATAACGATTTCAGATTCTCCATAAATTTGCTTGGTGATTGCATCATCGACAATATCGAAATAAGTATCTGAGTTCATCACCCACAAACTAATACGACCAAACTTATCACCAAACTTACGCATACCACGTGTTAGTGCTTTACGGCCATCTACCGCAATACTGCCTTTGGCAACCATATCTGGGTTGCTAGAAATAGCTGCTTTTAATGAGGCTAAACTGTACTGTAAACGTCCTGCAACCAATGCATCTGCTAAATCATAACCAAGAATCATTGCAAATTCTTCAGGTGTACGTGCACGGCGTTTGAATGCCTCTTCAGTGGAAGCATAAGGGCCATATTTATATGGGACTTTTACACCTACAGATTCACCAGAACCAATTTTCTCAGGCACTACTTTGGCGGTTGAATTCACATCACGATGTTTAATGCTACCGCCCACTTTGTAGAATGCTTCTTTGTTGAAATCACCTTCAATGATCTCATTACGATAAACAATTGCACCATTAGAGGCTTGGTTAAATACATTCAAATTATCTTGCAAACGCTCTAAATAAGCAGTTTGAGCCAATTGATTGTAGATGATCATGTCTGAATTAACTGTTGTAGTCATAACTACTTATCTCCAAATTTTTAATGATTAGTTCGGCAGTTTTAGGAAGGCATCATTGCCATGTTCTTTGATGTAGTCAGCTTTCTGAGAAACAGACATTTCACTGCGTTTCATTCCTGCAGGCGCTCCACCTTTGCCCCCACCTTGAAAACCGCCACCAGTTCCTTTACCACCTTTAAGAATTAAGTCTTTATGCTGGTATCCACCAACCAATGACTCTAAAGCTTCATCAACATTCGCAAGTTCACCCGGACGGACGCGCGAATAAATCTTTTCGCCGTTCGGATCATATGCAACCACCTTGCCCTCTTCGATTTTGAAGTGATGACCAAAGGTTGCTTGCACCATATCCACAGGTACTGCAATATTGTCTTGAATGTACTTAGAACGAGCAAAACCACCGCCGATAAGCTCTTTATGCAATGAGGCCTCAAGAGCATCACGTTGCTCAACAATCGGGGCATATTTTTCTTCAACTGCTTTGATAGCTTCAGCTTTGACTTTCTCAACTTCACCGGCATCCACCAGCTTTTTATCGTCGAGATTTTGGATAGTTTGTAAGGCCTTTTTAGCCGCCACTGGGTCTTCAATTCCTTCAAAAGCTTTTAATGCTTTTTCAGCCGCTTCTTTGGCTTCACGGTGTGTTTTAGCTTCATTGTTTAAGCGTGCAATTGTTGCTACCGAATGAGGTGCATCATGTGGCATTTCTTTGCCATCATCATGAATATAGATCGGCTTATCACCGTCTACTTCCGCATAAACTTTACCGTCGATTGTTACTGTTTTAAGTTTCATTGGTCATCCAACCTATATACAAAAATGGGCATCCGCCCGGTTACACCGTCTGCATCCGCTTTCGGCAGGCATTAAAAAAGCGCCCCTTAGGACGCTGTATTTCGATTAATAAAGTTATGCGATGTTAAAACCTTCAACACCACGCTTCTGACGATTTCGGGTACGTTGCTCTAGCCACATTTGACCTTGCTCAAGATTAGTAATAGCGAGAGAATTTTCACGGCAAGGAAATTTTTCATTCAGAACACGTAAACGGTGAAGGACAATTGCAAGTAACGCTTCATTTGTGACGCCATTAACTCCAACTTCCTTAACTGGTCCGAGTTGGAATTGAATTGGCGTAAGTAAATCACCAGCAATAACATCATAAAAATGTCCCGGCTCTAGAGACTGCTCACCATCACGAGTTTTAACAGTTTCGTTATGAGTGACAGTTACATCGTTATCATCTTTATGTATTTCTCTTCCAGAAACGATATTTTGAACACAATCTGGTTGGTATGAGTGTTCAAAAACATCCTTTGGCGACCAAGAAATATAACCTTCATGATCTGGATGGTTAGCCTTGCCCCCATCTTTATATTCGATTAAATAACCGGGATCACTTGGGTCTTCATTTTCAGGAATTTGCCACCCCCGGTATTCATTGTATTCACCACGCGTCATGGGCGTTGCTAAAACTGACTTAATACCAATGTATGCAACCATAGATGCCGTTAATAGTTTCTTACTCATTTTAATACTCACAAAAAAAAGCACCCGAAGGTACTATGGTTGAAATTTTATTTAGCGTTTCCGCTTTAAATAATCTTTAAAATGTTTGTTTCTTTGCCAGTAAATAAGCCCACTAACAATAAAAATAGAAACAAAGATGAATTCTGGACTAATACTCACAAGCCCAACTCCTTAAATGTCTGTTCATCCAACTTACGCAACTGATCCAAAGTGTATAACCGCCCCTCAGGATCGAAGAACTTATCAAAATCAAATTTCCCTTCCTTGTAGAGCTTGTAACGCTTCGGCCCTAGCCACTCTTTTTGGAAGAAGTCATCTGTCTTTTTGAAGAACTCTTTAAATGTAGTGTTGGCATCCAATTGTCCAATTAATTGGCTACGCTCGTCTTTAGGGATGTCTTTAACTCGACGTTCGTCCATGACAAATGGCCGTTCGCCAACAAGTTGACCGTCCTTCTCGACCGGAACCAAGATACTTCGACAATTAGGATGCAACGGCGGTACCCGCTTTGCCGGATCATTTATTTCCCACACTGAACCATCTAATGAAGCGCAAAGCTTAGAAGTTCGTCCATCTAAAACACTAACAAATCGGACATATTCAAAGCCAATTTGGTTGAAGCTATTTAGATAGGCTTGATTAGCTACATGACTTCGCACAGTTCTTACCGTTCGCTCAATATCAGTTTTGGTACCATTTAAGATCCCATCTTCATAGTTAAGCCGTTTGCTCCCTCGAATACGCTGAACAATTTCTTGGTTAGTTTTGCCTGAATTAATACCATCTCGAATTGCATACTCAACCTTTTGACGGGCACTTTCAGCAATTCTTGAAAGCAGATCATCGACAAGAGCGCCACCTGCCAACGGAACTTTTTTAGCGGATAAGAATAGTTTTTCCCCATCAGGCTTATTAATTTTTGCTCCATAGAGCTTAGCTACGTAATTGACCTCATAAACAGCCAGCGCCGTAGCAGAAACGGCAAAAGCTTCAGGTAATGCTAAATTAACACTGGCAAACCATTGGGCAATCAAATCCCTAATTTCCCTTAAATTTGAAGTTGTATATTTACCACCAGCTAAAGCAACTTTCTCCGACTCATTAAGCTCATCCAATAAATCCCGAAGCTTAGATAGCATCTTGCTCGTATCATCATTGAATAAAGCCAATAACTCATTTACCGTTTTTGATGAAGCACGATAAAGATAGGCCTGGTGCTGAGTGAGTGCTTCAAATAGTTTTTTGATATCTGTTGCCATCTCACTCTACCTTTTGATTTAAAGTCCCATCTTGCTCTGCTTCAACATTCTGAAGCTCTTCTTCATATTTTTGTTTAGGGAACATACCTGTTTGGTTGTATTCCCACCATGATTTAAATGAAGATCGGCCTTGTAGAGCTGCTTCAAATAACTGTCGAGCTAACTCAGCTAAATAACCCTGTTTGTTAAATTCTTGACTGATTTCGAACATCAAATCATCTTTAGTTAGAACATCCACATTAGGCGTTACAAACTTTGCTGCCCATCGTAATGCTGCTGACAAGGCTTCATTCATATTAACGACACAGAGCGAAAGAACTGAATGCTGAACGGCGTCATCACTATTCGCTTCGGTAGCGGTCTTTTTACTTCCCGAGCCCTTCTCAATTAAACGCGCCCCCATCTCCTTCATTTTTTCCCACTTATCTTTCATCGCTTCCCGGGCAAGAATATTAGGGTCGGCTTGAACAATTCCTAATCCACCATTTTCAGGTAAAGGCAAAAGTACTTTCGCACCAATGTATATGCCACGTTTTTTGGCTTGGTCGTACCATTCCCATGTAACACCCTTTGCAAAGTATTGAGGTTGCCCCATATAAAAAACGGACTCTTGAAAGTCCGCGCTGTCTCTGTAATGGGCTAAATTGAGATTAGCCAAAGGAAGTAATGGTGGCTTTTTAATCTCTTCTGAATTATCAATTGCACCTACAAATGTAAAAGGTATATAGGTCCAGAAATTCCCGTTGTAATCTGTTGGAAACTTCTTCTCTCCGCCAACCCAGTTACCCTTTTCACCCTTTGTGTACACCTGAACGGAATAAATATATTCCCCATTTCCCTCTTGCTCTAAACGAAGTACACGATATTGCTCTTGTTCGGTTTTACTAAATCCATCAGCACCGCGCTCAGACCTAAATTCACGGATAACTACGAGACAAAGTTTTTTCTGGTTATCGACCATTACTGAATCCCAATTCACTACATCTATGGCATTCAATAAATGAATCATTGGATAGGCTTTTTGCGCTTTAAATTCCGCTAGATTACGAGCTGGTGGCACATCGGGATAATCAACATATAAAGCGCAACGATAATGCTTCAATAAGTGGCGAATTCCATTTTGAGCCAATTGATAAGTACTTAAACCGGCTCCATTCGCATTACGTTCTAAATGAGCAAGCTCGGGAGGAAATTTAAAACTTGGATCTGTTGCAAAAGCTGCTCCAACTAAACTATTTGATGTAGTCCCTGTTACTTCATAAAAGACTGCACGGGTAAGATAAGCCTCATAAGCGCTTTTATTTGCAGGTGATTTATCATGTGCATTTGGCATCGGCAAATATTTTTCACCTTTAGCCTTAACTGCATCTTCACCTTCACAAACATCATCAAGTTTTTGCCAGTATGGCAAGTTCTTAACATATTCAGCATGTTGAAAAGTTACATCACTCATCGAGCAAATCCCATATCAGCAAAGAAGGCTTCAAAACCTCCATTCAATTCATTAAATGCATCTGAACCAGCATCAACTTGGTCGTCATGCGTTCCATTTGGAAAATTGCGAAGCTCTTCAATAAAGTCTTTATTCCAATCACCTCTAAGCATTCTCACGTTACCCACGTTAACTTGTGCCGCAAAAGGTTGTGCACGTGTGAGTTTGTCTCCCGAAACTGGTTTGGCTTTGACGTCATATCCTGCAAGAAGTTTTACGAATGCACTTGCTTGTGATTTACCAGCTTGACCAGGATCTTGAGGAATCCTTACCGTTACGCCCATCCCATCTAACTCTGTGACTTGTTTTAAGCGCTTATTGACATTGTCTGGACCAAGTTGCCCTTTGGTTACATCAACGATATAGGTAAAGCCATCTGCACCAAGAGCTTCTCTAACACCTGCTGTAAAGTCACCTTCATTCTCTGTAGCGCCAAAATCCCATGCCCTTACTTGCTTCACTACATCTGCAGGCAAAGCATCAACAATTTGAATATTGTCGGGCTTAAAAAAACCGCCTGCTGGCGGTGATGGCATTTGTCGGTACTGCCCGGCAAATACATATGGTGCGGCTTGCTCCATTAGCCTCAATTTTTGGATATTGTGCTTTGCTGGCCACAGTGCGGATCCATCTTCCTGAATAGCCGAAAGACATAGATGCTCCCAAACCTCACCGTTACCACCAGCTACAGGAACGCCGTCTTTTCTATCACCTAGCAGCCATCCTGCCAAATCATCTTCATGAAGACGCTGCATAATGACAATAATTGGCGTTTCTGGTGAGTTAGTACGAGACTCAAGGGTATTTTGGAACCAGTCAATTACACCTTCACGGATAGTTTTTGATTTGGCTTCATCAGCCTTATGCGGGTCATCAATGATGATGCAACCACCAAAGCCTTCACGCATTTTGCCTGCACCAAAACCTGTAATGGTACCGCCAGTCCCAGTCGCATAGCAGACTCCGCCTGCATCTGTGCGCCAGAAATCCTTAGCTTTACTATCCTCACGTAATTTAAGATCAGGAAAGACCTTTCTATAAGCCTTTTCTTGAACCATATTACGAGTCTGAAATGCATTATTTGCGGCAAGCATTGCCGAGTAACTGATATGAATAAACTCACAGTCAGGCTTCTTTCCAAAACACCAAGCCATAAAATTAATTACAGCAATTTCAGTTTTAGAATATCGTGGTGGGACGTTAATAATTAACCGCTTAGTCTCACCGCGATAAACCTTCATCAAAGCTTCACAGATTTCTAAGTGGTGCCAATTTTGCATCCATTTATAACCACGGCGCTCCTTAAACATGTACCTTGTGAAGAAATATAAATCTTCTTGCGCCTCGATCCGGATGGCTTTATCCCGAGCCGCATCAGTACTCATCTAAGACTTCCCTCCGCGCTTTTAAGTAATCTTCCATTGGAACTGGAATTTCTGAATTAACTGTTTGGACTGGTCCGCCGTCTTTGCCTGTAATTTCTTGGCGATTAGTAAATTGACCACCAATGTCTTTAGCGGCTTGCTCAAGAATTTTTAAGGCTGTTTTGACGTTTCTAGTCTTCTCAAGTTGTCTTTGGTATTGCTTCAATCGGTAGTGCTTATTAGCAATTGGAATATCAATTAAGCCTTTATCAAACTCATCTCTGGTTTTTTCAAATAGTTCGACATACTTTTTGCTTAAGTTCTTACCAGCAACCTTTGTAGGGTCATAAGTTGCAACTTGAACACGATCTATATCAACGCCAAACTCTTGTTTTACGAGTTCAGCCACTTCTTGAGGTGTATCACGACAAGCAAGAGACTGAACTATAAAGATTTTCACAGGCTCTTTTAGTGTCGCCATAACTTCCTCATCGTATAACTACGTATAACAAAATGGGCAAAAAAAAGAGCCATTTGGCTCAATTGATTACACAGTTTCCGCAGCATTTTGAAATATCAAGATTCGAAACAAACGGCGGATTTTTTGCGACTTCAATAAGTCGCTTAACATTTTTGCTTGGTCCATAACGTTTAACTACGCCAATAAACTCTTCAACGTCATGACCTGCAAGATAGTGCTTAGGAAGACCAGAACTATCGCTATAAACAATTTCTCCGTCCTCGTCTCTCATCACTCCAATGTGGTAAAGCTCATGTTCAAGTAAGTAACAGAACTCTGTATCGTTTGCACGCTCACAGAAAGAAGCGTCGACAGTTATTAAGTATGTTGGCACAAAGCCGAACCAGTCTCGCATCTGTTGCTCTTGTCTGGCCTTACGCCATCCACCAACATTGAACATGACTTTTTCGCACTGGCCTAACACCATAGCTTGCTTGCTTTTATATGCAGAAGAGGCCCAAGCAAATGCTAAAAATTCTTCATTATCGTGAAGCAGCTCAGCTATGTGATCATGATCGGGGTTATAAAGAGGTCCACCAATAGTTAAGTAATTAGCAACTACCCAGTTTTTTAAATCAGGCGCAGGTACTATGCGTATCGCTTCCTCTTCATCTGCTTGGTCTATAAAATCAGTTGGAGGAAATGGTCTGATCTGATCCATTAAATATTTGCCTCTTTAAATTTTTAAGCCATTGGCTAGCGAAATGAGCTTGGATCTGCAATGGACCAGATTCATTAATCTTAAATCTTGGTGCTGCCTCTAACCGAACAACGGTATATCCCATTGATTCAGCAACATCGTAACGGTCCATACTCCACGCCTTTGTAGCCAGCTTACTTTTACGTCCACCCGACCAAGGGCCGCCAGCAATTTCAACTAAAATACGATGTTCAATTAAAAGAAAATCAAAACGCCAATGCTTTGTAGATTTAAACTGGAATTTCTTTTCGTATTTAATTTCCAGATTATCCAAAGCTTGAGTAAATTCTTCTTCAGCCTCTAAGTACTTTTGAGTAGCTTTAGGTAGCGGTCTGGATTTAGGCTTGGTTTTAGGTTCTTTTTTCCGAGTAAGCCAAAAGTATTCTGTAGAATCCATTATTCTCACCCATAAAAAAACCGCCCTAAGGCGGTGGCTAAACTCACAGGCAATATAGTATTACTTCTTAAAAGTTGCCTTATAAAGCTTTGAATTAAAGTAATCCGTAATTTCTTTACCTTCGGTTTGAATTTTTTCCTCATTTGAAGGTAAAAAATCTAATTCAGATTTGAAGCTCATAAACTCTGGAATAAATTTCTTTATAGGCGGAGGTGGTTTAGGTCCACCTTCTGTAATTTTTTCGATAAATCCAGCTAACCATAAAATATACTCACCTTCTGAATTATGAGGAGGAATCAAACTCACATCTATTTTTACTTTACATTCATCTAATTGTTTACTAAACAATTCAACAAAATCAATAAAATTATATTTTAATTTAAATTCTGTTCCCTCAATTTCTCTGCGTATACATGTCATAAGTAAGTTCATATTTTCAATACAGTCATGTGAAAACAATTCCTCATCTTTAATTTTGTTATAAATATTTTCCGCAAACATGAGATACTGTGGCATTTCAGCAGCTCCTCATTTTTATAAAGTATTTTTCTTAAGGTAGTCCTATTATAACAATGTTGCAACAAGAAATTTTCCATTTTTAGTTTAAGGAATTTTTAAAATTATAAAGACGATTAGATTCAATAAATTAGTACGAATAAAAGCTAGGGAAGTTTGATTTTTCTAATGAGCTTTGAAATTGATTATTGTGTTTAAATCATCAATTTAAAAAAGCTTGCCTAGTAGGCAAGCTCCCCCTTTTTGATATTTGCGCTGATCAACAAGGTTTAGTGTCACCTACAGCAACACACTGATAATACAGAAATATTTAAAAATAAAAAAGCCCACTTCCTATTTTTATTCAGAAATGGACTTAGCGAAAAAAACGCTTAAACATGAAATAGGAAATATCTATTCGGAAATATTTCCAACTTCATATTGGCATAATATTTAAGCACTAGCAATAGGGATTGAATTAAAAATATCAAATATTCATATTTAAATAGATAAAGATTTCTTTTTTTAAATGGTTTTATTTTTAGTCTATATAATTTTTTTACTTATCAAGACTTATAAAGAATATGTGCCCATCAATAGGTAATACTTAATAAGGTCTTATGTGTAGTAACCATTAGGCTCTAGAGAGTAAGAACTCAAACTGACTAAAAATAAAAAATAATTAATTTTCAATATTAATGATCATATACTGCAAAGTTATGTATATTCCAACTTCTCCATTGTTGAGTGCCTCATATAAGTCTTCATCAACGAAATCTCCAGATTCATCATATAGCCATTTATGAATTTGAATAATTTGTATATTCCCTTTTTTGTCTTTTCTTGCTATTGGGTCTATTACGGACCGAACTATCACCTTCTTCTTCGTCTTAACATCGAGCAATGTGATAATTGTCATTTTAAAATCCTTATAAATATCCTGTATAACAACTACTCTCAATCAATAAAGATTTTTATATTTAAATTACTTAAATAGCAATCTTTTCAATCTAAAAAATAAATAAAAAACACTTTAATAGTGTGTGCCTATTAGAAAAGATACCTTAAATATTCTACTAGCAATAAAAAACCGCTTTAAGGGCTGTTCATCTAAAATTCACAGGTACTTAATGAAGTTTTTTTTCTGTCTTTGCATCTTTCTGGGCTCACAAATTTTTCCAATAAAGTTAGTTAACCACAAAATACTTTCTTCACGATCTTCAAAATGAGGTATAAGGCTTAAATCTACTTTTATTTTGCGATCAGCTAAAGGCAAACTTAAACAATATTCAAAGTCTATTGAGCTGTACTTCAATTTGAGTTTTTTTTCTGCAGCTTGATTCTTTATCTCAGCCATAATGCGATTTAGATTAACAATCAAATTATTTGAAATTTTATTATTTTCATATACCCGTTCGTAAACTGTCTCAGCTACATCAATGTAATTTATTAGCTCTACATTCTTATTCATGACATTTGTACTCCGTTTTTTATAATTATCCGTCTAAAATAATGTTTATTTGAGTTACTAAATTCATCACGTACGTAAATATTGTTAAAGTTTTATCACTTATTTTTAATTTAAATATTTGAATTTATTTAATAATTTTATAATTTACTAATATTTATATACATCTTTGTTCTTAACACCCCTTTTTTTCTATCACTTGCCCATTGAGTTCACCACCCACACAGATATTCATTATAAGTACCAGTTTTTAATCAGACTGGACTATAGCACGAAAGACAACCGCCCGAAAAAGGAAGAAAATTTCTTAAACTATTTAGATAGCATATATGTCTGATTTTACTTGATCCCATAAATCAAGTATTTCATCTCTCATTTCGATTGGTTGTTTTCCAGAAATTATATAAAACGTTTTCACTTCTCCTTGGAAGCTTACTTGGGTTCTAAAGTATGACTCTGTTGGCCTTTGCATACCTGTTCTTGGTCCATACTGCTTTGGAATACTTTCTAACTTCAAATCTGACTCGTCTTTCGACAAGAATTGTCCATGATGGCGACCACCAATAAATAAAGTCATACTTTCACCTAAAAATAATTAATATTTACCAACATACTAAACATAAAATAAAAAATCAAATTATTTTTATTTTTCAAATACTTAGTTCTCAATAGTAAATTATTTACTACCGAGAACTAAATCATCAAATTAATTAAAGAAAAAACCCCGCCAATAACTAGTATGTAGCGGGGCCATTTGCGCCGTAATACGTCCGGCAAACGATAAAACTAGTTTTTACGTGCTCTAAGGATATTTAGAACTTTCTCAGACATTTCATGTAAATCAGATCCGATTGGTAACCAGAAATGAAACACTGTATTGTCGCGGTTAAATACTTGCTTGTAGTACTCAGTTTTGAATGATGGATCAATGTCAGAAGCCTTAAGTAATCTGCCTTCTTTTTCGATCACTTGCCCATCTAATTCACCACCAACACAGATATTCATTTTAAGTACCAGTTTTTAATTAGACTGGACTATAGCACAAAAGAGAACCGGTCGAAGGAGGTTAAAAAATTACTCTTCAAGCCAATTACAAGCTTTTAATAAGTTCTCATAAATTTCAATTCTCATTAAAATTGTATTTTTAGCCGTTGTTTCATCTCTATACAAATCATTGTCTTTTATATTTTTTCTTATAATTTCTTCTGAGATTAACCCTCTAATTTCTAAAGGATCAACTTTGCCATTTAAAGGATTTTCATTAAGCACATTTCCTATTAAGTGAACATTCTCAAGTTGTTGTTGAAGGGATTTTCTAAGTTGTATTTCAATCTTTTGTCTTAAGGTAGGGTTTTTCAACAGCCCCACATCTTTAATTTCTCTAATAACATTGTAGAATTCAATTTTACTTTGAAAAATTGAATTTCCAACTCCACCGAAAAATCCAGTAGGTGTAAAAGCCATATCGATACGCATTTTATAATATTCAATTTGCATATCATGAAGTAACTTTTCTGACTTGTTCCCGATATCTCTTAATTTAAAAAGATTGCCTCCAATAGAGAATTCCTGAATTTCTTTTAAAAAATAACCTGTCAAACAAATGAACATAGAGGCGATAACTAATACAACGAATTCTGATCCCTGTATTTGTCCTAAATAAAGAATTCTGTAAGCTACCCCCGTTAATACAATGAAACAAGATATTATAAAAATAAGCTTTGTTTTCTCACTTTTAGAAGGATTGATTTCTGACATTTTATTTAATTCGGATTTATAAAAAACTTATTATATTAAAATTCATGGAACAAAAAAGCTCACCATTTGGCGAGCTTTTAAAACAATTTGGTGCAACGCTTATAACTTCGTCCCACCATATCACAAATCTAAACCAAGTGTGCTGCACTGTCAAGATTGCAACACCTCAATTTTTCCATCCAAATATGCCAAGCCTTTATCAATCTCAGCACGTACCTTTGCTTTACTACATCTATGCACATTAGCTATTGTTAAATACGACCAATTATTTTCATAATAAAGTATTAAAAACCAAGCCCTTTCTTGTAAAAACTCCCTATTATCGTTATGCATTTTAGCCAAGAGTTTGCTTACTTCAACTGCCTCATAATCTTCAATTTCGCATGGCATAGAGACCTTACTTGATCTAATTCTAGTTGTGTCATTTTGGTCAATTAGACATGCTAAAGGATTAGCAGAAACTTTAAATTTTGTTGATCTTACCCATAGACCATATTGTTCCAACCATTGATGAGCAGAACGTTTAGACCAATCCATTGTCTTGTTATTAACTTTTGCATTCATGTTTAAACTTCCCTCACATCAATATTGTGAACTGTTTTCATCAGGTGTTTCTTATTTCGGTAACTCGGTAGCTTGCGTGTAGCTACAGACTTCACATCTTCAACAACGTATTCACCTGCTGTCGTGAAATAAGTGAAATCGGCAAAATATCTAAGTGCTGGTTTAGCTCGTTTCTCCCCTTCTAATTTTGTCTTCGGTGCCAATTCAAATTTTGTGTGATGCTGCAATTCTTTAATTTCACCTCGTTGTTGTAGAGCCTTTAGCTCGATATACCGTTTGTATTCTTTAGTACTGTCAAAAGTCATTCCATCCAATTTAATTTTCGAAGCATTAAACTTGTTACGCCCCTTTTTAACTTTTTGAGCTTTCGGACATGTTGCGCGGTAATCTGCAAGGCTCATTGAACTCATTCTTCAAACGTCTCCTTTCTTGCTAACCACCACAAAACCACCGCCCCACAAATAGCGGCTGTATAAAATGAAATGAGTAACCCCCACGCTAAAATCTCGAATTTGTTCATACATTCGCCCCTTCAATTAACTTAAGAATATTTCTAGGAATTGGCATACCTTCACGACGGCACATCTCTGCGTATTCGTGCGGATTGTCAAAAGGATCTGGACCTAGCTCTTGTTTGAGTTCTGGCTCTTTTTCCTTAGCCTTAAGCTTTTGTACTGGTGCAGGTTTACGACCATTGATTTTTAAACGTTCCATCAATGATTTGAGATGCTTTTGCGCTTCATCATTTGAAACAGGTTTATGCACCTTTTGCTCATTTTTCTGAGCTAATAAAATTGGTTCTTGGTACCAAGCTTGGGTTTTACCCTTCAGTTGTGCTTCAGCCTTGTATTCATCATAGATTTTGATAAATTCCATTTTGGCTTTGTACATTTCGCCGTCTTGAATGAGCGAATAAACTTGATCAAGTACAAATTTGGCTAATGTAGTAATTTCTTGGTTTTGCTCACGCCCATCAGGCAATTTCACTTTCTTGTGCTGAGTGATTTGTGTGTATTCACAAGCCTTCACCCATGCTTTTTCAGCACTCCACCAATCGTCCCCCATGCACATAGCTCGGAATTCAGCGAAGTTAGGCATGTAGGTATTTGTACTTGCGTAAAATAGCGCTAGGCCTCTTTGAAGTTGATTGGGAGTTACTCCAACCAATGCCTTGGCAAGATGTTGCTCAACGATTTGCATTGGAACTGCATTTTTCCCTTCAACCGGGAAATTCTTATTGAACTGAACCGCGTACTTAGTTCTGTATGCAGCAATTAGTTCTTTCAAATAACTATCAAATGACGCTAATTCAGTCATGATTAATAGCCTCCGATATATTGCTGTTCAGGGGTAACATCAATCACGTTTGAACGGTTGCTCTCAGCGTACATTTGAGTGAAATAACCCGGTTCTTCAGGAACGTTATGAGATTGTGGGTTCTCCTGAATTTGATTTTGGCGTGGTTCAAATACACCCTGATAATTTCCGATAATTGAGTTTTCCAGTGATTGGTTAGCCAATGGTCCAAACGAGATAAGTTTTTTAAGGATTAACTTCACTGCGTTTTCAGAGAGTGGTTTTTTGATGCTGATACGCATATCAACAAAATTGTTCCACAGCTCTGGATCTACACATGCTGGTAGTTCAACTGAACGCGGATTAAATTCAGATGTTTTTACTGATTTAGGTTTTTCAGAAACAGGCTCTCTTTTTTTATTTATTTTTTTATTACTTTGAGAGTTGTTTTTGATAGTGATACTTTGTGTGTTAAAAATTTTTACTAGTAGCGGTAAAAAATTTTTACTAGTGTAGTTAAAATTTTTAACTAGCAGTGGTAAAGAATTTTTACCAGTTTGGCCATAAATTTCAGGTAGTAAAAAATTTTTACTAGGGAATTTAAGCACTAAACCAACGCTAGTATCGTTACCTAATTTGAATGTATTTCCATGAATTGTGCTTGGTTGTTCCACGACTAAACCGACCTTAATTAATTCATTAAGGCACTTCACAACAGTTGGTCTACTCTTCCCTGTAATCTCTTCAAATTGAGATAAAGAGATGGAATCCATCTCCTTATTCCAACCGCGAGTTTTACGGCAAATAACCAAGTAAATTTTGCATGCAGCATCAGAGATTTTATTTAAAACCTCGTCAACAAATGCATTAGGTACTTGAAAGGAATTTGGTACAAAATTATTCATTGATTCCCCTCTTCAGCGGCTTGAATAAACCGTCCTAAAAATCGAATCTTTTTAGCTCGACCTAAACTAGCAATAACCTCACCGGCAAAATAAAAAGAAATGCCATGTTGATATGCCAAAGATTCAACGAGCTCATCTCTTAATACAGCCGCGTTATTCTCGTCTCGGTTAATTCGGCGTAGGTTTTCCTTTCTCTTTTCAAGCAATTGATTCAGTGTATAAAGAGCCGGCTCAAACCAGCTCTGGATTATTTGATGTTGATTTGATAGATTATTTGTGTTCATTTGATTCACCTCAATTGAATGCCTAGAAGCCTGATCTCGACCATCAGGCTTTTTTAATTTCTAGAATTTGGGATTCTGGGTTTACCCCGATCTTCCCAAGTAATCCTAAACGCTCCCTTTTTTTCCTATTTTTTTCAGCTCTTTCAAGCATTAAGCTAACCTCATGATATTCACCCATAATGGCTTTCTCTAAGAGGATTACAGCTTGATGAGCATAATCTTTACCTCGGATATCCGATATCAATCTCAAACGCTCCATCATATCGGGGAGCATCTTCAAACGAAGATCTTCTTTTTCAAGGCTCATGAGACTCTCTTAAATGGTAGTGTTGGTTCTTGTTCAAGTAGCTTAAAAGCAGCAGCTTCAGGCACAAATTCACCCCACTGGTAAACTGCTTGACGGCTAATTTTTAAGATTTTTGCGATTTTTGGCGCATTGAACCGAGCCAAAACATCTGATGTTTTCATCTCAATTCGCATATTAATTCCTAACTTCAACTTTACTTTGTCAAGTCTACTTTACGTATAAATGTTTAGCAAGCTTTGCAAATGAAAAGTTAAGATTTCTTTACATTTTACATATGGCAATAGCCATGAGATTTACACTATGAGCACTCTACAAGAGCGAATGTCTTTAGCTATAAAACACTATGAGTCTGAAACAGGTAAAAGATTCAAGAATACTGATTTAGCTAGATTTGCAGGCGTTAGTAGAGCTAATGTCGGGCTATGGGTTAATGGCCCAACACAAGAACTAGAAGGTTCAAATTTAGTAAAAGCTGCAGAGTTTTTGGGAGTTTCTAAAGATTGGCTTGCTGGTCAAAGCAACAAAATGAACGCTACAAAAATTGATAATAATGTCTCCAAGAAAGTAGCAACATTGGCACCTGTTCTTTCATGGGTTCAGGCTGGAACCTTTACTAATGTGCAATCAGTGGATCTATCTCAAGTTGATGAATGGCTTCCTCTTCCTGAAGAATGTACTAATTGTTTTTATTTAAAAGTTCAAGGTGTTAGTAATCAACCAGACTTTCTAGAGGGTGATTACATTCTTGTTGACCCAGATGTTTACTACAGTGACATGCAATCTGGTGATATGGTGGTGGTTCGAAGATTTGAAGATGCAACTTTTAAAAAGCTTGTTATTGAGACAGATGGATCACGTTACCTACAAGCTCTAAATCCTAAATTTGAGCCAAATATCATACCTTTGGATGAGCATTGTTATTTCGTAGGTCAAGTGGTTGACTGCATGCGATATACATATAGAGCAAAAAGAAGAACTAGACCAAATTGATAAAAATCGTGGCCCGACACGAGACTTTAAAAGATATCGGGAGGAGAGTAGATTTAGGGGGTTCATGTGATACCAGAATTCAATATGGCAGGAGTAATACCTCCCATACGACCAGAGCATGCTGGACATAGTCCAGACAGATCTCCTTATATTGCCGATATTGAAAGCGTAGTTGATAGATTTGGCACTACACAGGCTAGAATTGATATTCTTAAAGGTTTTCTTTCTTATAGGGAATGCTTCTATGAACTTGGAATAACTGAAGGCTTTCAGTGGATAAACGGTAGCTTTTGCCAAGATATAGAAAATACTGAACATCGAAATCCTAGTGATATAGATGTTGTCACTTTTTTTTATATTCCACAATTTGAGGCAGGACCTGATCAAGTCTTTATTGAAACTTTCTCCAAGTTATTAGATCCTGATTTCACTAAACCGCATTTCAAAGTAGATGCTTATGGCATGCAATTAGGCACGACTTTTTCACCAGCGACTATTAAACAATTAAGCTACTGGTACAGTATGTGGTCACATCGAAAAAGTGATAATATGTGGAAAGGATTTGTACAAGTTTCACTCTCTCCTGAAGCTGACAAAAAAGCTTTTCAAACTCTCAATGAAATTAAAATAAAGGAGGATAAACAATGAATTATGTAGAATTCGAAAACTTAACCTCTGAAGTTTTAATGCTTGAAAACTTATTAAAAGAAATTCCTGAAGAAAATATTTTTGATAGATTTAGTATTGAGAAACGTTTAAAGAGCGCTAAAACCAAACTTGGCAATATCAATCCATACCATTTATCAAAAAAAGCTAAATTAACTTTTAGAGGCCCTCATGTAGTTGGCAGTGAATCTATTTCAGCATTATTCGCCTCACAAGCAACTATGCTTTTTTCTGATGCAGTTGCTGCTATTTCAGCTGCCTTGACTGGTAACTTAAGCTATAAAGGTAAAATACCTAAGAAGCTTGAAAATCAACTTATGATAACAGGGATGGCAACAGGCTCTTTTGGCTTTGAATTTGATTTACCAAAACCTGACGATAGTGATTTATATGCAGAACCACCTATAGTTGAAACTGCATTAGAAGAAATCTCAAAACTTTTTCAGACCTCGGCCTTAGGTACTGATGAAGAACTAATCGATGTAATTAGTGAAGTCCACCCCCGAGCAGCAAAAACAGTCTTTATTTTTCTTAAATTTCTTCAAGATCAAAATTCTCTTTGTGGATTTGAATTTAGTAATAAGTTCTTTAGATTTAGTGATCAAGAACAACTTGCTAGATCCATTTCAAGGCTTGATAGCAATAATATTCATGAATCTATCCAACCTTTTAGAGGTGAATTCCAAGGAATTTTACCTAATTCTAGATCTTTTGAATTTAGATCGTATGAAGAAGATCGGGTAATTCGTGGAAAGGTTGATTCAAGAATTGAAGATCCTGATGTTATTAATCGTGAATGGCTACATAAAGCAATCTTGATTAATATAATTGTTACCCAAGTTGGAGACAGTCAGCCTCGTTACTCCATTGATGATCTAGAAAACATACAATTAATTTAGTTAATTTATTTTAATTAAGCCCACCATTAAGGTGGGTTTTCTTTTTTATTAAATCAAAATGTATAGTATGATTTACATTAATTTGTAAATCTGGCTTTACATATTAAGTTTTGTAAAGTAATCTTTACCTCGTAGACAACAAAAAGCACATCGACTCTCTTACCTTCCGATGTGCTTTTGCAAACTGCGAGATCAATTATGAACGTAAAAGCTACCCCTTTCAACTCATTTGCATTTGTCAGCATGGCTGCTCTTGCAATCTCTGGTGGTTCTTTAGTTGCTTGCCAATTGCAGCCAGCTTTCCAAACAAAAGAAGCACCTACTCTTTTTACACCTAAAACTCAACCAAGTACTTACGGTGTGTTAACCGCGAAAATCACAGGTAAACATTCTGGCGTTGCCGTAATCAAATTAGATAGTTTCCGTTTAAACGTTAGCTTTGATTTTGAAGCTCATCCAGACAGCTACGGCGTTCCCGGTTCTGAATTCACCGCTGTTGATATTACTCAACTCACGGTAAATGAAATTACTGATGTTAATGGTAAGTCATATAACGATTTCACCGAATTTGAAGACATCCGAAACATCAATGGCCTTCTAAAAGGCTTCATCGAACGTAACAAGTTGGTGGAGGCTGAACATGTCTAATTTCAAAAAACATCCTGACGGCTACAAGTCATTTTTAGGCCGTGATGATAAGGGTCTCTACTCTGTCCGCATTGGCTGGCAAGTATATGCATCTAATGCTAATGGCTCAGTTCTTTACCAAGTTAAGGGTGAAGTTAAGACACCTTTGGACGTTGAAAAGTTCAAAACCGACTATCCAAAAGTTTGGAATGAACTCACACAAGAAATCGATTTTCAGCGCAGAAAGCAGCTCGCTATAAAACTGCGTGAAACAAACATCCCTACCTATGACCGCAAAGCTTATAAAACTAAGCGCGGCTTCACTGGCTCAAGATAAGGATAAGAAAAATGGCGTTACCGATTATTACTGCTGACCAAACTTTATTGGTTCAAGCAATTATTGTGTACCTATACGCTGATCCGGGTTTAGGTAAATCATCGATGGGCTTTACTGCGGAAAAAGCAATTTCTTTTGACTTTGACCGTGGTGCTCACCGTACTGGTGAATTACGTCGTGGTGCAGTTGTACAGGTTCATCAATGGAGTGATGTTGCAAACCTTACTCCGCAGGACTTAGCACCATATAAAACCGTAGTCATTGATACCGTGGGTGCAATGCTTGAATGCATTAAAACCCACCTGTTACTTACGGCAAATAACCGTCAAAAAGATGGTTCTTTAAAGTTAAAGGCTCAAGGTTTAGCGAACCAAACTTTTAAGCAATACATCAATACTTTGATCAGTTTAGGTAAAGATGTTGTTTTCATTGCACACGCATCAGAAGATCAAAACGGTGATCAAATTATTTACCGACCAGATCTAGGTGGTAAAAACCGTAACGAGCTTTACCGTATCGCAGATGTCATGGGTTATCTAACAACTGTTACTACTGGTGAAGGTAAAAATGCCCGCGTTATTAATTTCAAACCTTCGCCTACACATCATGCGAAAAACTCAGGTGCTTTAGGCGGTGAAACCGGTGAAGTATGGGTACCTGATCTTAAAGCACATCCTACTTTCTTGGCTGACCTGATTACTCAAGCTAAAGATCACATTAACACCTTAACGCCTGCACAACTTGCAGCAGCTAAAGCCCAAGAAGAGCTAGAAAACTGGAAACAAAGCTGTGAAGAAGCTGAGCATGCAGGTGACCTTAATCAATTAACTGAGTCGCTTGATAAAGAACACATGTATTACCAGAACATGCGCCAAACAATGTTAATGAGAGCTAAAGCATTGAATTGCACGTTTGATAAACAACGTGGCACTTGGATTAGTCCCCCTGAATTTAACGGCATCTCAGATCAACAAAGAGACGAACTTCAAAACTTTATTGCTGAACGTGGCCTAGACGTAAAAACAGTATGTGAGCACTTAGGTATCGATGCCCTTATTCAAATTGAAGCAGCAAAACTTAAGGCAGTTAAACAAGACATTGAAACATTAGCTAAAACGGGGATGACAGCATGAAAGAACGTTGTGAATGGACAGTTAGAGTTCAAAGTACACCAGGCTTTTACGCCCAGTATGAAGGCAATGTAAAAGTTTGGGCTGACGAAGATTCAGATGAAGACACCCTCTTTCGTGCAGCAGTAAAAGAACTTGGCCGAGGCGCTTTTTTTGATCGTAAGCACCTAAGTTTTTGGAAATTAGTTTCAGTTAAAAAAGGATAAGAACATGACAAATTTAATTACTGCTCAAGAAGCATTTGCAGCTCTGCAAAAAGGTAAAACTGTTCTTTGTCGTCCTATTGGAGACATGTTGGACTTTTCTGATTTAGATCAATTCCCCGCTTCTGTGTTTGGTAAACCAGGTTTTGAATTCTGCATCAAAATCGAAACCATTGAACTAGCTGGCATTACATTCACAAAGCCATTAACTATTGATGAGTATGAAGACGGTCAGGAAGTTTATGTAATCAGTACATATTCACCTACGGTTTATATTTTAGATTTCAAAACTAACGCATTAATTGATTCTATTAACAGTGGCTTCGTTCAACGTGATGCAGAAAACGCCAAGCTTCAATTAAAAGCACTGTCCAAAGCGTTAGGTTTTGAAGTTAATGATGACTTAAGTGTTATTCGCTTAGGTGATGAAAAAAAGAAACAGCGTAGCAAGAAATCAAAAGCTGAGCCAACGGCAAAAGTAATACCTTCGGAAGTTTTCCCTGCAGATAAACAGCCTGCGATTGTTATTACAGAACAATCTAATGTCACAGCTTCCGAAGACCTATTAACTCCAGTTACTAACGAGCCTAAAGTAGATCCTGAATATCAAAATAAACTTGATACCCTGCTGCAAAGAGTTAAAGACTCAAAAACACCAGATGAAGTAAATGCGGTTTATCGTTATACCCGCACATGGGATGACGAACAAATGAAGCCTATCCTTCTCGCCACTCACAAACGTCTTGAAGAGCTAGAAAAAGAAAAGGCATCTGCTAATGAGCCACCCTCTTTAATGGTTCAAATCCAAACTGCACCAGACCTTACAACGCTAGATGCTTTGGAAATAGACGTGGCTGCACGAGATCCGCAGATTCAACCGAAGCTAATGGGGTATGTGAGAAAACGCCGCTATGAATTAGAGAATCCTACACCTACTCAACAAGAATCTACCCCTGATTATTTATTAGTGGACGGTTTCTAACATGAAAGATCAGTACAAGAAAGTGAGCCAAAAACACATGCTTGGTTTTATGTACTACTTGCAATTGCTGGGCTATGTAATAGTCCGGCAAGGCATGGATCAAGCAATGTTTCTAACCAAGCATTATGCGGTACCAGTCGCTTGGCGCCGCATAACGATCGACTATCACAACCGATTAAACAAACCTGCCCAGCAGCTTTATAGAGAGTTTGTTGAGTGGACTAAAGAAGAATATGCAGAGATGGTGGCTTAAATGACAGGTAATGAACGTATCCCTTTTGAATCACAATTCAAAACTACAGAAATTTTTAAACGTGAAAGTGCTATTCGTAAAAATGACATCCTAGCATTCAGTGAAACAATGAATGGCTATTTCAATATTGTAACTAATGATGCTTGGCAGTTATGGAATAAAGCCAAAGCCGAGACGGTGCCAGATACTCCCACCCCTAGTGTCACTCTAACTTGCGCTGAACTAAAAGAAGCCTTTGATTTTGGTGCGCCAGATGGGGAAAAAGATCAATTCCAGATGGAAACTGAAATGACCATCAAATGGCTCCAAGATGGTTATGACGGTGAAGGATACTACTGTTGGTATGCTGATTTACCTGAGGAAGGTTGCATTAAGTTGGGTGTTAGCGAATCGGGAGCTGAAGGATGAGTGAATCAACTTTATGGGCGGTTGCAATGCGACCTGAAGGTTACAGCCCTTTTAAGCAAACGCCAGCAGCTTCAAAAGAGATAGCTGAGCGAGCTGTTGAGCGTTATAGAAAAATGCATGAAAAGGAAGGCAACAACTTTTTCTTAGAAATTTTTGATGATGTTATCAAAGTTCAGAAATGGCACGGTTCCCGCAAAGATCATATTAAAAATCTATTTTATGTTGAGAGTTGGTTTAGTGAACCTATGTACCAATGCTTTGATTTGAAGACAGCTGAACGTGTTTTTAAATTTGATGAAATAGTAATTTGCTACAAGAAAGGCTCTGCCCCTCTTGTAACCAAAAGCTTTGATGAAGCAAAACTATTTTATGGATCTAGTGAGACGGGTTTTAAATATCAGATCCAGCCAATAGAACCACCTGAAAACCTTTTCAATTGGTTTCATCCAGATATTGAATTGTTTGACACCATTGAAGAAGGAGCTGAAGCCTATACAAGAGAACAGTGGGCACAACTTCAAATGAATCTTAGAGTTGAAATTGAAACTCAACTATTAGATTACGATGAAATACCAAATATACCGGAAGATGCAGTAGTTTGGCCAAACTGGAAGCCAGAACCGCCAGAACAAGGACTCTTTTTAATTGCAGCATTTGATTCAGAAGATGGCCCTGTACTTTGGTGGGCAAATCCTAAAGCGGAAAGTAAGGAGAAATAAATGTCACGTTTAACTAAATTAGATCGTATGACTCATGCAGAAAAAGAGGCTGCCAAGAAAGAATTTTGGGAAGCTGCTGATAATCAGACCTTCCCACCTGAAACGGTTGCAATCGTAATGCACGTATCTTTACCATGGTTGCAGAAGAAAAGATGTGAAGGCGGCGGTATTCCCTTTTCGAAACCCCACAAACGTCAGGTAAATTATGTGAAGGCTGATGTTTTGGCATATATTGAACAAAACAAAATGGCACATACTGCATAAGCGGCTAAGTGCCGCTTTTTTAATCAATTAAAATAGACCTTTAATAGACTTAAACCTGAAAAATAGACCATATTTACCGAAATAGACCATTAATAGACTATTTTTGTATTGCTAAAGATTGTGTAATATTGCATTGTATTGTTTTAATATAAATTACTAAAAATATTGATTTTTTAATATCGCTAGGTATTGCTTAATATTGCATTGTATTGTTAGAATCATCAAAACCCCGCTGAACTTTAGGGTTCAAGGGTAACGACATGCAGCGGCATCTTCGGAGCATTTATTTTTAAATAAATACCTATAAATTCGAATTTTATTTTTAAATTAAAATACCTAGACAGACCTGTCAGTCTATTTTTTATTCTCTTAACTAATTAGTTGTTCTTAAAAATTAAATATTCATTATTTTTTAATTATTATTCATTTCTACGTAAACATTCCTCATACCATCCTGCTTGAAAATCTTCAATTGCTTGGCGTTTAAAGAAACTTGTCTTAAATACTTTGGCAGCATAAGCTGAGCTAATTAAGTCTTGATAAAGCTGCTTGGCTTTTTCATCTGCTAGCCCATCGGCAATTTGTTGTAAATCTTGTGCTGGTACTTTTTGCTGTCGTGCTTCCATCACGTTATAAGCGACCTTTTTTACGATATTACAAATATCCGGATCAGCTGTACTTTCATTAGCATAGCAACCGGTGGCAATAAAACTTAATAATAATATTTTAAATTTCATATCCCTATCCTATTATTCATCTTCCGTTCTTAAAAAAGTAATAGATGAGAAGACCTATACCTTTCAAAATGTTCATGCAGGATTAATTACATAAAAATAAATGATCATGACCACAAGCAAGATGGAAGCAAGTGTTAAATAGGTGCCGACTGTATTAAAACTCTGTAAAAATTTTAAGATCTGCATTTCAAATCCAGAGAAAAGTTGAAGTAATTAACAGAAGAAATTTAGCACAACTAAATAATGCCAATCAATTCACACTTTTAAATTTTTATCGTGATTTAATTCAAATATTATTCATTACATTTTATCCCCAAAGTCCCTTTATAGTAGTCAGTTGCACTTTTCAAATCTGACAATAATTTTTCTTCAGTATACGGTTTTGGTGAAACTTTTATTAATGCAGGCATGTATTGTTTTTTATACACCTCAGGATAGTCATGACATAAAATTTTAACTTTAACTTCTTGAGGTGTATTTGGATTATCTAACTGATCTAAAAATTCACCAATTTTTCGGTCCGACTCTTCAAATTGAGCTTTATAATCCATTTGAGGTGCCTCAGATTCAGCCTGTTTCGTACATGCACTCAGCAATGCCACACATAACATCATTGTTAAAATTTTTAACTTCATAGGTTTCACATTTTCATATTCATCCTTAAATATACTTATCCTGATTAAATGTAAATAAATACTGTAAATACGTAAAAAAGAAAAAATTATATGTAGATAGCTTCTCCTAACAGCAAAACTATTTTTACCTGGTCTAATACATTAGAAGACTGCTTTTTAATAATTTTTAAATTTCGGTGAAACCATAGAAAAGTAGGTATAATTTTGCTCGACTGTCCGCAAATCTTTGTTAGATTTCTCCATGAATGAATTAAGTTTTATTAGAAAAAATTTAAGATCTAAAAGACATTCTTTAACCCCATTTGAGCAAAAACAGGCTCAGCTTAGCGTATTACATTTCCTGAATACTCTTCCTATTTTTCACTCTTCAAAAAAAATTGGCTTATATCTACATGCTTTCGGTGAAATTCATACCGATCTTTTGATCAAGCTTTGTTTTAAAAAGAATAAACAAGTCTATTTACCTATGATTTGTTCAATGAATCAACGTTTAGTATGGGTAAAGATCAATAAAAACCAATATTTAAGTCGTCGTTTTTCTCATCATCCCTTAGGTATGAAAGAGCCTATGGCAACGCGAGGAAAACATATATCAGAGCTTGATTTACTGCTTATGCCTCTTTTAGCCTGTGATCACTATGGGACACGTATTGGCATGGGTGGTGGTTATTATGATCGTACATTGGCAAGTGCCAAGCATAAACCTTACCGTTTAGGACTGGCTCATCAATTTCAATTTATTGAACATACATTAGAACGTCAAAGCTGGGATCAGCCCTTAGATGGTTTGCTCACGCCACAGCACTTTTATTATTTTAAAAGATGATTTTTATAGAAAATTTATAGAACCTTAAATATATCTTTTTACTTTTTAGTCCCTTAAAACGAAAAAGTAACCACCTTATGGATGGTTACTCTTACGTGACAGGCTGTTACCAACTTATATTAACACGTCTATTAGGTGCTAAACATTGAATAAGTTGAGAATTGTGACCACCTGAACATTGCTGATATAAATCA